TTGCGTTTGCAAGAGCAGTTTCTTTAACAGCCTTAGCATCAGCAATTGCTTCTTTCAATAATTTTGAATTTGCCATTTGTTTTTCTCCTTAAATTTGTTCGTGAAGTTATTTCGAAAGGAAACTCCAATAGAATAATGTTGGTTGTTCGGTCACACCTTATAAGAGAAGGGTATTCATTAACCAACTATGTCGTAATAATAAATCCCATATAATAATGGGATATTTGATAATATATATAAATATTTTATAGAAAACTAAAGAAAATTAAAAAAATAATTTATTTTTCCTTTTAGCTTCTTCTTTTTGTAACCTATTTTTTACAGATGGTTTGGTGTAATTTTTTCTTTCTCTTAATTGTTCAATTTGTTTTACGGATTGAACTTTCTTTTTATATTCTTTTAATGCACCTTCTATGTTACCACCTTTTACACTTACAATCAACATAACTTATTGTAGATTTTCTAATCTATATTTTGTTTTATATAATAACGATACAACCGTATCAATATCATTTTGTAACCAACTCATTTGTAATTTATCATCTTTTCTCAACTTTTCTACCGCTGCAATTAATTTAACAAAATATGCAATTACATTTTTCATTTCACTATTTGTATCCAAACCACTAACAGGTTGTAATTTAATCAAACCATATTGTCCTTGATATACTTCAACCAAACCATCAACGATTCCACCAATTGCATCATAATAATCACCCAATGCTCTATGTCTTGCATCAGAACCCACACCACTCTGTCCTACATGAAATACGTGTGCCTGTGTTCTACTATGTAATAATAAAGATGCTAATTGTTCCATTATTTCTTTTTAGATTTTTTAGTTTCTTGTAATCCTAATCTTTGTTTCATTTGTTCTTCGGTGATTTCTGCAATTTCAAAATATCTACCCAATACATGACCCATATCTTCGTAAAGAGCTTCTAATCTTTGTTCTTGTGATTTTGCTTCTACTGCTTCTTTTTCAAATGCAGTTTGTAACTTTTTAAGTTCGTTCATATTTCTCTTAATAGTCACTCTATCAAACCAATCACCACCTTCTCTCAAAGTATATTCTTGTGCAGCATCTGCAATACCACCCAATGTTTCTGCAACTTGTCTGATATCTGATTTTCTAGTCATAGATTCTCTATGCTGTCCAAATGTAGAAATAATTTCTAAAAAATGTTTTTTTATTTCAGATGGAAGTTGTTGAAACTCTTCTGTTTCTCTTAATATATTTTTTAACTTTATCATAATTATTTCTTTACAATTTTATTTCTTTTTAATTTTTGAACCGCTTGCATTAATTCTGAAGGTGTCATATCTAATGCATCAATTAATTTTGCAATTACATATTGTTCTTTTCTTCTATTAAGATTATATCCTTTTAATGCTTTAATTGCTCTATCTAAAAATCTTTCTGCAGAAGCCGGTAGTGATACATCCATATCATCTAATTCTTCTTTTACTACTTCTCTACCAGGTATTAAATTTACTAACTTTGCCATATTAATTTAATTCAATTATAATTTCTCTCATTAAATCTTGTGCTTTACACCACTTACCACATTCTTCTGCCATTTGTTTCCATTGTTTGGATTCATTGATTGGTGCCATAAATGCTCCATGTGTAGATGGGTTAGAAACAAAATCCCAACCAACTAATTCAAAGTCTTCCTGAACCATTACAGTTCCATCTTTCAATTCTTTAACAGAACCTAAACCTCTTGAAGATATACCCAAACGAATATTGTTTTTTAATAATTCTCTTAAAATATTACCAGAAGGAGTTGAAAGAATTTCCACTTTACCCATCACATCATCACCATCCCACCAAATTTCTCTGATGTTATGTGATACATTTTTAAGGTTGATTACAGGAGAATCCGGATGGTCTAACTCACCCAATGCTCTTCTTTCTTTAATGAGTTGTTCATATTTTTGACACTCTCTCATTAAGATTTCTTTTGGATATCTTCTGTGGTTTTGATTTGGTGCACCAGCTCTTTGAAGAATACCTTGAACTAAATAAGTTCCATTTTCTTCTTGAACAATTTTTGCTTCAAATAAGTGTGTTTCTATTAATAATCCCTTATTCATTTATTTCAAATCTTTTTTTATTTTATCTACTGCTTTGTTTCCCAAATCACTCCACGATTTAATTAGAATTGTTTTTAATTCGTTTTCTAATTCGGTTTCGGTTAATTCACCATTTGTAGAATCACTCATTTTTATTATTTGTGTTCTAACATATGGTAAATTTATAATTTTATTAGCAGTTGTATTATCAATCTCACCGTTCATTTCTATCATTTTAGATATATCTGATATCAAACTTTTGTTGTTTGACATTGAATCTAAAATTTTCTTAACCGCTTCTTTATAATTTTTCTTTCCAGAGAAATAATTTATTCCCTTTTTTGTCAAATCATAAAGATAATAAAATATAACCTTACCTATGATTATACTACTCAAAGTAGTTATAATACCCAAAGCAAGGTTCTCATTTACTTTTTTTTTTCTTCGTTCTTTGCTCTTAATGCTGCTAAATCCGAACCTTCTATTTCTCCATCTTTATCAACATCAATTTGCTTTTGCTTGTCACTCAATTCTTCAGGCAAACCTGTCAATCTACCTTCTGATTTTGCTTTTGCTGCTTTATCAACAGCTTGGAAAAATTTAACTTTTTCTGCATCACTCATATCAGGAATAGATTTACCAGTTTTATCCAACATATGTTTGAACAATTGTTGGTAATCACTTTCTTCTTTAACAACTTGCTTAATAAGTTCTTTTAATTGATTTATATTCATCTTATTCTGATATTTGTCTGATTTTTTGGTCTAATTTGATTAATCTTTCCTTTATAGCATAAATATTGTTATTAGTTCTTTTCCAATAACTTTTGTTATCTACACCACTCTCATTTTTAATTTTTCCATACCAATTAAGAAATCTTTCCATTTCTTTTAATTGTCTATTGATGTTGGATATGCCTCTACCAATTTTTGCCTGTGCAGTTGATTCATCTCTTTTTAATTCTAACCAACGGTTTTCATTAACTACACTATAACCCACCATATCAGCTGCTTTCTTAGCTTTCTTTTTATTATCATCACCTTTTGAAAATGCATTGGGTGTATTATATCCTTGAACATTTCCGGTAACATTCATTTCATCAATCATTCTTTCTCTAACTATCTTACGAATGATTTCTTTAATTTTATTTAATTGTTCTGATTTTTTATCAGGCAATCCTTTATGAGATGTTGATGCGAAGTCTTTAGCAGATTTTTTATCCATATCTGCTGCTACTTTTGCAACTTCAGGTGATGCAGGTTCTTCACCCTTTTGTGCGGCGTGAACCATTCCCATAAATCTTTGTTGTGCTTTACTTACTGCTGGCATTTTATTCTCCGTTTAAATTTATGATAATACAGAACCTGTTCCCATAGATACTCTAATAGCCGTTGGGTAACATGGATATATTTGACCAGGAATAAGTGATTGTAAAACCAAATCTCCACCACCTTCAACTGTTACACTACCCGATGTTGCCATTCCAACCGGAGTCATAATACCCCAAGCAGTAGCTACAGGCAAACTTGCAGATGCTTCGTTACCCAATTTAGTCCAAACACTAGAAGAAGTAAAATTACTTACTTTATATATTCTATAATTTGTCATTTTTATTTTAATTTATCTTTTAATTCATTCAATAGTTCGTAAGTCATCATTAAAGCGGATAGATGTTGTTCTTTTATCTTTTTAACAGATTTTACTTTTTTTACATTTGCAATTGTTTCTGCTAATTTAATTTTTGTAACTTTGTCTGAAATTTTAGAACCTACCTCTTTTAAACCATCAACTAATTTAGAAATTTCAATTGAAACATATTCATTTAATTTTCCTGTATTGTTAATGTTATTAATATACTCTCTTAATAAACCCTTTTGGTCAGCTGATAGATTTTTGTATTTATTATTAAAGGATTCTACCAATAATTTATAAGATACTGCTCTTAAATCTTCATCTTGTTTTCTATATTCCTCTAAAACCGCATCTTTGATTTTAGAATCTTTGTTTTGAATTGAAGTGTTGATGATATTTTCTGCAATTGTAAATTTAGCAGATACTATATCAGTTGGGTCGTATTGTTCGTTTGATATAGTTACTTCAAAAATTTTATATATAGATGCTAATGTTTTATAATTTGATATTGGTGATTTTATAAATTCATCCAAATTATAAGTTTCTTTAATTGTTTTAATTAAATTGTATTTTTCTTTTGTAAGCTTTTTTTCATCTAGTCTTTTTCTAGCTTCTAAAATTGTATTAATAAATTGCTCAGCTTTTGTTTCTGAATTATATTTTTCATTAACTAAATACTGATATAGTTTTAATTCTTTAGATAATTCTTTTTTAGAATTAAAATTTTCTTTTAAAATTTTTTCAGCTACGGATTTATTAGCAGACATTATTTCTGATGTAATTTGTCTAACTAATAATTCAAAAATAAATCCAGTATTTTTAAATTTCGAATGTTTAATTTTTTTCATCAATTGATATTATTTATCAGATATAAATATACTTTTCTGTTCGTTTATTACTTTTTATCCAAATTCTCTGTCAAAATAGTCTTTTTATTACCATTCATATCTTTAAATATCTCTAAATATGAATTTCTTGGTTTGTATTTTACAGAGCCTTCTTTTGTTTTTAAAGTTTTTATTCCCAACGGGTCTCTTCCCTCTGGATGGTCATCATGTCCATATCTAACAGGGTCTTTTGGTCTACCAACACCATCTTCCTCTAATTCTGATTTTAATTTATTTAATTCTTCTTCTACATTTGTTGGTCCATCAGTACCAGTTTCTTTAGCAGGGTCAACACCTTGTGATTCAATTGAAGTTAAACGAAATGCCTGTTTAGTATCTTCTAATACAGCTAAAGTTTGTTCATCTTGTTCATCTTTTGCCATTCCTAAAATAGTTTCATACATCCACTTTTTAGAAACCATTTTTGTTTGTTGCATTTGAGTAATTAATGCTACTTTTGAAGTGTATAACTCAACTTTTTCTTGTTCATATATTTTAGATGGAATGGTTAATTCTAAACTGAAGTTTGTCAATCTCTCATCATCTATACCCTGTGCATATAAGTGAACAATTGCAATCTTTGTCAATTCCGAAACAATAACTCTTTGTATTCTTTCAATTGTTTTTGCAAAACGAACATCCATGCCGGCCAAAGTTGCTTTACCATTTGTATCTTCTTCGTATCCTAAGAAAGCCTTTGGAATTTGTAATGCGGCTAATAATTTTCCTTTTAGATAATTAATATCGTCTGTCATATTATATTCCAACCCTTTCAAAGTATCTATTGATGTTCCATTATCACTACCACGAACTGGCATATAATAATCTTCGATTAAGTTTTGGATATTATATTTTAAGTTATATTCTCCTGTTCTTTCATCCAAAAATGGAACTTTTTTAGATGCGTTGATAATTTTTTGCATATAGTTATCCACTTCGTTTGGTGGAATATTACCAACATCAACTTTAAAAATTCTTTTTTCAGGAGCTCTCATTACTCTATGAATTAACATAGCATCTTCCATTAAAGATAATTGTTTCCAAACTCTTCTACCACCTTCAATCATAGATTTTCCGTAAGGTAAAAAGTTTGCATCACCATTTAATCTAAAGTGTGCTATTTCATAGTTTTCGTATTCTTTCTTTGCAGTTTGTCCTACCGCATTATATGGATTTTGGTATGGGGCGTATACAAATTTAACTCTTTGAGGATTTTCAGGATCGAAACCTTCAATTCTACTCATTTCGTAAGTAGACATTGGAAGTGCATTTACAATACCCAATCCTTCGGCCATTTCTAATTGTAAATAGAAATCACCATATTTAACTAAATTTCTTGTCCACATCCATAAGGTATGTTCTATATTTAGAATATCATAAAAAAGATTTTCTAATATTTGCTTTATGTTATCATCTTCGTGATGAATTTTAAGAACATTTCCAAATTCATTTCTGGCAGTGCACTCATCCGCATATACATTCAATGCTGATGAAATAATTGGGTCCATATCCATTGAATCGTAATCCCTAAAAAGGTCAATACGAACTTGTTGATATGCTAATCCCGATTCTACTCCACCTGCATAATTACTTACCTTTAATTTCATAAAACGGTCAACGAGGTTAGTGGTCATTGATTGATACTCATCTGTATCAACAACTTTCACCCCATCAGGTGTTTTACGAATTATGGTATTTGTTGAAAATAATTTTTGTAACCTACCAAATATTGATTTATCTGCCATCTATGATATAATTTTTTATAATATACGAATTTTTTTTGGGTTTACCAAATTACCATTTTCTACAACTCCAATATCTTGCTTTCCATCTTGGTCCTGGATTATCGCAATTATGTCTAGCTCTAAAACTTCTTCTTCTATCTGGGTTTGATTTTTTAATTCTCATATTAGGGTCACCAAAGTTTACCTTAACAACATTACCACTTGCATTTTTTACATAAACTTTGAATTTCTTAACATCTCCTTGCATTGGTTTACCAAGTTGAACTTTTCTACCTTGATATTCTGCCTCAAATACACATGGACATCCTGCTTCATTTAATTGTGTAACATATTCTCTCATAAACTGAACGAACTCTTTCATATCTTGTTCGTTATCTACATCATATTCTTCTACCTCATCTATTTGTTCATTGATGTTTTTACCATTTACTGGCATTAAATTTACTAATCTCATATCTTTAATATTTTCTTTTACAGGTACACAATTAGGAACCATTTTACCATTTTTGATTTTACCACCAATCTCTCTATATCCATCCCAACATTCATGCAATGCGTTTAATTCTCCTAAACTTTCATTACAAGTTCTCCAACCACCACCTTTTGATTTGTAGTTTTTTGCAGCCCATCCGTTTGCGTAAGCTGATGGATATACATCAAACTTAGATTTTGCTGCTGCTTTAGATGCTGCCCATTTACCAGGGTCTGTCGGGCAATTCTTTTCTAAAAAAAGATTTATTTTTTCTTCTATTTTCATAGTTTCATTTTTTTTCTTTCCTGCACAATGTGCTTTTTGAGAAAAACCTTTTGGATTATTACAATCTATACTATTTTTATATTTTTGGCTCCAATCTTCGTTTTTTGGTTTAGTAGAAACATATATGGGGGTTTTACCCTGTCCACTACTACGTTTACCACCTCTACCTGCATCATTTTGTGCAGCTCTTTTTCTACGAGTTGCAGACTCTTTTTCTTTTTTACTCATTCCAGCAGCTTTTGCAGCGGGAACACATTTTGCATATCCACTTTTATCTCCCGAAGTTCCACATGGTGGGTGTTTACCATCAACTTTTTTGCCGATGTTTACCCACTTTTCTTTAAACCACTTATTTAAATCTTCGTTCATTTATAATAGTTTCAATCTATAAATATAAGATTATCCTAATAACCAATGAAGATTCTCCTTTTCTCCTCTACCCATATCCATTTCGTATGGATTTTTCTTTAAATGCGAATGCGCGGTATACACACTTTCATATTTATTTATTTGTGAAGAACCCAACATTGCTTTTGTTAAATCTATACCTTCTTGTCTTAATCTTAATGCAGTATTTCTAACCCATAATCCGATTGCCAATGCCATTGTAAGGTCATCATTATATCCCTTCATTGCTTCGGCTCTACCATTATTCCAAATAAAAGTAAATAATTCATCTATCAATCTTTGGGAACGAATGAGAATATCTTTATCATTCATATAGGTATCCAATGCTGATATGATAAGAGGTCTTGTTTTGGTTGTAGTTGAAAATCCTGCAACCATTTGTCTTTCATCTCTATAATATTTATTAGACATTTGTTTTTCAACATCCACATATTTCAAATCATTACTCATATAGAATAAATTAGGATATGCTCTGTCAATTACTTGCTGAATACATGCCCATCCCACATTTGAGTTTTCTATTACTAATAATGCATTGTTATATTCCGTTGCTAATGCTGTTAAGAAGTTTCCAAAATCTTTTGTATCAATTTTACCTCTATACTCTGCAACCTGTGATGAATCTTCAATATCTATGACTTGTGCGGTAGAATAATCCGAACCATCACCTCTGGCAACGTCGGCTACTACCATATATTGCCTATTGTAGTTTGGATGTTCCCATACCCACAAGTTTCCATCGAATCCTCTTTTTTCAACAGGGTCCATAACATAAGTGTCTTTATACCACATCAATAATTGTGGGTCAATTACATTATCACCAGAACCAATAAAGTCACAATCACATTCTTGTGCTGCACCCTTAACTCCTAAGATACGAGTTTGTTCATCTCTCCAAGCCTGATTTCTTTCTGGGTGAACTGTCCAATGAAGTTTTATCGTATTAAATCCATTCGTTCCATTTTCACCTTCAACCCACATTTTATGAAACCAGTTACCAACACCATTTGGTGTAGATAATACAATAGCAGAACCACCCGTTGATAAGGTTGATTGTGCTGATAACCAAATTTCATCAATATCTCTAATGAAAGCTGCCTCATCCACAACAAGTAGTGATAAGGCTTCCGAACGTCCGGCATCTGGAGAAGATGCGATTGCTTTTACTTGTGAACCATTTTTTAATTTAAGAGAAAGTTTATTATCTTCAGCTGCCGCTGTTCCACCATCTCTCAACCAAACAGGAAGGAGGTCATGCATAACTCTTACTTTCTCTACTAAGTTTTTTGCAACGGTCACTTTGGTTGCAATTACTAAGGCGTTAAAATCCTGATTGAATATCATTTTCCAAAGAATATAACCGGCAGAAAGTGTAGATAAACCCAATTGTCTACTTTTAAGAATTATGTTAAAACGATTATCTTTAAAATCTGTCAAACAAGATTCCTGGAAAGGATAAAGGTGAAAGGGTATTTTACCTCTCACCGGGTGCTGAATCATACAATATTTTTTCATAAAGTAGATGGGGTCTCCCGCACATCTACGATATTCATCAGCAATTATCTCTTTAAGTGTTTTCTTTGGTTGCCCTTGAACACTCATTATTTTTTCAATTTAATTTTCCAATATGTTCCAAAATTTATAAACGGTGATAATGAACCATTTGTTCCATCAACTGTTCTATTTGTAACACCTACACCAAATTGATATAATTTATCTTTTTTGGTTTTTAACATTAAACCTGCTCCTACATGAGATACCACATCTGCTTTGTTGAATCCACCATTTAAACCATAATAAAGTTGGTGTTTAGCCGGTTCTTTAACAATAAGAGTTTCTTTTATTTCTCTTTGTTTTACTTTTGCGTCAAATGTTCTACCTAATATTCTGTTTTTAGTAATAGTATCAACTAATGAAACAGTTCCTAATGAATCAGGAAGGAATAATGTATCTTTATAAATTACTTTTGATAAATAATCTTTAAGAATTGCTGCAGAATCTACATTTACCAATTCTTTTAAAACTAAAGTATCCACATCAATTACTTCATGTACAATATCTTTTCCTTTTTTAGTAACTACTTTTAATTTTTCTACTTCAACCGTGTCGATTGTGTGCTTTAATACTTCATATTTTTTACCATCAATTCTGATAGTTCTTCCACCTGGCATAACTCCACCTGGGTTAAACCATTGTAATAAAATGTAAATAATCAATGCTGCGATAGCAATGTTTTTAAAATTCAATAATTTTTTCATAATTAATTTTTTATTAGTTCTTCATAATTTAATTCTCGTAACTTATCTTCCAATAACCTTTTTCTATGTATTAATAATTCCAATGCTTCATAAGAACTATCTATATCATTTTTTAAATCTGCTTTTACCTTATCTATATCTATATCCCAATTCCAATTTTCAACATGTCCATTTTCATAAACCATTTGATAATCTTTTGTAATATATTTTAAACTATCTTCCATTTTTTGTTTATAATCTCTTAACCATCCAATTTTATTAGAAGTTATTTTGTAATCTTCATAAAATGGATAAACACCTTCTTTTTTCAATTTTGCTTCAAATTCAATATTACAATTAATACAATAACCGGCTCTTACTATAAGTTTTTTATCGGCTTTGGTATAAGTTGTTGTTTTACATTCTGAATTTTTACATGTAGTTAATTTTTTTAAATAATCTCTAACATCATCCATTTGAGATACGGCAACTTTGTATCCTTCTCTTTGCTCCCACTCTTTACCATCGGCATCAGTCCACTTTTCTCCAACTTCTCTTTTTGTAGTATCTTCTACTTTTTCATAACCAAAGACTCTTTGTGTATTATCTTCTCTACCAAATACGGTATCAATAATCTTTTTACGAGATTTGTGAATGTATTTGTTTTTTTGGTCAAAACTGGTTCTTTTTTGCATAACTTTTTAATTTTAATAAAATAATCCTAATATTTGATTTAACGGTGCGAATGTTCCTGTCAATTTATATGTTTTTCCGTTATAGAAAAATACCAAACCTTCAGATGCAACTATTCTATCAATTCCACCTAAATCATTTAATCTTTTTAATTCCGATTTAAGTTTTTGTATTTTTGTTTTATCTCCACTCCCTCTAACTTCAGATGCAACTGATTTAAATTTATTCTTTATTGCTCTTATTGCTTTTTCCGGATGAACTGTCAATACTGAACTTACAAAATCTAATACATCTGCTCCAACACTTAAAAATATTTCTTCAAATGGTTTTATATTTTCTTTTTGTTGTTTTTCTACATTTACTTTATCGTTCTCTATTGCCCACTCTTGTAACTTAGGATTTGATATTGTATTTAATCTAAACGATTTATCACCAAATGCCCATCTTCTTACTAAAGCTTCTTTTGTTAATTTATCAACTTTAACTGGAGATTTTTTATCTATAAAATTTTCCCACCAACTCTGATGATAAAGTGCAACCGTATCACTATCGGATAATTTAAATTCAGATTGTAGTTTACTTAATTTTGATAAATACTTTCCTTGTTTAGAAGAAAGGTTTTCATCTTTTGGAATTGAAGTAATAGGCGGGCCTTGTATTGTATATTTTGATTGAACATCTGCATTTACTTGCTTAATCATTCCTGCTAATGTAGATGATGCTCCTTGGTCTGCTCCAATTGCAACACCTTTCTCATCATAACATGTTGTATTGTGGAATACTAATAAAGCCTGTCCATAAGGAATAACATTTACCGAAGTTGGCCATATTACTTCCAAATTCATAAAACATTGTCCTTCGTTGAATATTTTTTTCCTTTGTGCTTCTGATAGAGAACTAATTGCAGCTGATAAATCTCTCATTGCGAAATTGTATGCATCGGTTAATCCACCTCTTCCGGCAAACTTTGATGCAACATCTTCAATACCCATAGCATTTGCTCCAGCATTTGCTAAATGTCCTTTGTTTCTTGCTGCAATCAATCTACCATTCTTCCAACTGATAGCTAATGCTTGTCCATCGGTTTTCTCTCTTACTACACCCAAATCACCATTCAGTGCTCCTGTAATTATATTTTTAAGGTCACCAAATGTTAAATCCATATCATCAAATGGATGCGACATGTGTCCATATGCACCACCTTCTAATAATAAATTTTCATTTAATTCTATTCCGGCTTGCTTTTCAACATTTGTAATATCATCATATCCCATATTACGCAAAGCTCTTACAATGGTATCTCTACTTGCATTATACTTACCGACAATTGCCATTGCTATCTTCTTTCTTGTTGTATAGTTTCCGTTTTTTAGTTTATCTAAAATATTTTTAAAATGAATATCCTTACTGCCCATTTCATCTACTTTACGAAATGTAGTTGCTTGCTTACCATTGATTGTTGGCATTCCGTGGTCATCTACACCAATATCTTTTACTGTAACTTTTTTGTTTTTAAACTTTCCCATCAATAAAGTATCACCCTTATCAACATCTAAGTTAATATCTTCATTTGGATAACAATCGCAACTATCATCGTATCCTTCCGGTCCTTTATATGCCGGTGAGTTTTTTCCTTCTTGATATATTTGTTTGTTAATTCTACCATATTCCCTCATTAGAATACCCGCAACTGCATGCGCCTGGTTTTCTATTGGAGAACCATCTGCACCATCTTTCATAGGATTTCTAACCAATCCCATTTCATCTTGCTTTCTGTGAACCATTTCATGTGCAAGAGTTCTTAAAATATCCGCCGTTAATCTTCCTTCGGTTGCAACATATATTTCTTTTGTTTCAGGGTCAAATCCCCCTAAACTGGTTTTTATTTCTGCAAATTCTCCACCACCTACTAAATTAACTTTTGGTGTTTCTTGTAATTTTAATCTTTTAGTTGCAAACTCTACAAAATGTTGAATTGATTGTTGTTTTGTTTCTGAAAGGTTTTCTCTTAACAAATCGGCTGCATCTTGTTTTGGTTTATTTTTCTTATAATTTTCAATAGATTTGAGTAGTTGTTCATCGGAAAGTTGATATGTTTCCATTTTTTCGACAACCTTTCTCATAAAGTTTGATATAAATTTGTTGTTATCATCAATTTCTTCATTAATCATTTCCAATATCCCACCCGTTGCTATGGATAACGCTGCTCCACCACCTGCTGCGCTAACTCCTCCCAATCCTAATGTTTCCAATGCGGCGTGTTTTGCAATATCTTTACCCAAATGTGCACCAAATCCAACGGCACCATGTGTAAATGCACCAGCGGCGCCGTGTAATGCTGCAGAACCCGCTGCGGCCGCTCCTTTACCTGCCATCACTGCTTTTACTCCTGCAACTCCAGCTCCACCCAATGCCATAGAACCTATTAACAATCCAGCATCCAATGCAAAGTGTTTTATATGTTTTATCTGTTCTTTTCTTTTTTCATCGGAGTATTCCCATTCGCCTGTTTCTTTATTTTTAGTAGAACCAATTTTCTGTCCATTTGCTAATGCTTTTACTGCATCAACCGTTCCACCGACCATTTCTGCCTTATGCTTTGCCCAATGTCCTAATCCATCACCAATCTTTTTTAAACCATTTTTAATGTTACCCATCATTCCTTTTCTTTCCGGAGATTGTGGGTTGTTTACTTTATCAATAGTTTGGTTATCTTCTTTTGATAACTCTTTTCTTGCACCATCCAATGCTTGTTTTACTTTTTCGGCTTTTTGGTCTTTAGGTGTAGTTTCTGCTGAAGATTTTAATTCAGTTCCACTTAATTTTTGTTCAGGTGGTGGACCTTGTTCTTTTCCAGATTGTGCACTGGTAGATGATTTTTCTTTATCTATTTTTCCTTGTTGGGTTTGGTCTTTTTTGGTTGGTTGACCAGGCTGAGATGGTTCTGCTGCTTTTTGAGCTGCTTTTCCTGGTTCTTTTTTTGCTTTTGGTTCATTCACAGGTGCATCATCCGGTCCTGCTATTTTAGCTGCTTGTACGTGAGCTGGATGGTCTTTTGGTAATCTTAATGCATCCCTGGCTTTAATTTTCTTTTGCTGGCCTTTACTATTTGTATAAGTGATGTCTTGGTCTAATGCTTTATTAGGTGCTTCATCCAAATATTCTAAAATAAATTCATTAAACATCTCTTCTGCTGCCACTCTACCAATTAATTCTGCAATTGGGTCATATACATATGAATCATCCGTAGTTGCTACTGAACGAATATCATCATTTTTCTTTTGGATTTTTTTAACATCTTCTTTTGATGGATAACCTTTTATAAAATTCTCATTTAACTTTCCTGTTATCATTTTATATATTTCTTTATCAAATTTTGGATATGCTTTTAGAAAAAACTTTTTAGCTTTTTCATCATTCCCACTACCTAATGCATTTCTAACATCCGTTCCGCTTATTGGATTTTGTTCTGCTGGTACCGGATAAACATAACCAATTTCATCATAACCATATCCAGCTTTGCCTTTATATGGTTTAAAGTATTTACCTTGCAATCTTGTTGCATCTTTCTCTCCTACTGCTGCAATATATTGCGTAGTTTGTCCATCGAATTTTTTAAGTATTTCAATCGGTTGATATGGATTACGAATTTGTATAAATCTATTTGAAGGAATACCAAACATCTTTGTTGCAATTTCCTTTTTTTCTTTAAATCCAAACGGAGATTTTGGACCAGATTGGTCATTTGATGTTCCTATGTAAACATTTGCAGCACCAAATTTTGACACTAAGTGCTCATATGTTGCATAATGTCCTCTATGAAAGGGTTGAAATCTGCCTGAAAATATTACAACAGTTTTCTTAATTTCCGGTTTATCTACTTCGTTTATTAAATTCATACATATAAATATCCTAAAATATTAGAAATTCTTATAAACGAATGGGTCTCTCTTTTTGAGTTCCTCTAATTTTTTCTGAATTTTCTTTTTCATCTTATAATTTTCATATTTTTTAATGAAAAATGAGATGATAGGTAATTTTTTAAACATAATTTAGTTTTTATAATATAATTCAGGCCATTCCACTATTATATGAATACCACCTTGCTCATATGCTTCAGTATATATTTTATAAATATCTTCTATTTTTTTTAATTTATGAACTTTTGTAAATTGAAGAATTGATTGGAATTCATCGGTATAATCGTTTCTATGCTGAATACCTGGATCCAATGGGTCTTTACTACCAACACCGACTCTAACAATAACATTGACCTTTTTACCGGTCATATGTTCAAATTTATCAGCATGATTAATTAACTGATTTGCTGCGGAAACTAAAAAATCCCATCTTGGATAAAATGATATTACCGTTTTACCTGTTATTGCAAGTCCTAAACTCATTCCCATTTGTGTTTCTTCCATAACAGGAACTTCAATCATTTTTTCCTTTGGAACATCATTCAATGTAGTTGACATTGGATTTCCGGCATAAACTATTTGCTGTCCAATGAAAACCGTATCCTCTTTTTCAGAAAGAAAATTCATTGCTTTTGTCAATTCATCCTTATATGGTGAAAATTCTGGCTTACTCATTATGGTTTTGAATTTGGATTATACAAATGTTTATTTGCTTTATACCATTCGATAGTTTCTTTTAAAGCAGTTTTTAAATCTCTCTTAGGTTTCCAACCTGCAGCGTTTATTTTCTTAGATGACATTAATCTAACCGGAATCATAGGTGCTTTGTTATTCACATATTCAACTGGATTATTGTTGTTATCTGCTTCTTTAATCCAACTTAATACTTCGTTTACACTAAATCCTTCTCCATAACAAACATTAAATATATCATACTTGTCATTATTTTCTGCAACAAAGATAAAACCATCTGCCATATCTTCTACATGCAACAAATCTCTAACTTCCGTTCCATCACCCCACACTGGAATTGGATTTAAGCCATCTGCTACTTTTCTGATGTTTGCAGGAGTAACATGACATTTTTCATAATCAAATTTGTCGTTTGGTCCGAATGCATTTGAAGGTCTAACAATCAAACATTGCATTGGGTTATGAATTTGATTTGAGAAGAAATGACAAAGTAATTCACCATATCTTTTCATATTACCAACTGCTCCATAAATTGGAAATGTAGGTGTTGCATGAACATTTATATCTTCTGTGCACCAATCACTACCCATATCAGGATAAGAAGTATTAGATGAAATGAATAAGAATTTACTTACACTATTTCTCCAACTTTGTTCCATTAAATTTACATTCATTTCCACATTTGGAGTAACATGTAATAGTGGATTTTCTTTCGTATCCAATGCGTTTGATGTGTTTGCTGCGCAGTGGAATACTACATTTACATCTTTAGAAACTTCTTTACAAAAATCCGCATCTTGTAAATTTCCTTTGTAAAATTCAACTTCCGATGTTCCTTCGAAATCGTTTTTTAAATCTCTACTATAAGATGTTGCTCTTAGGTTTCTATATCCTTTTTCCCATAATAATCTCAATAGGTGTGAGCCGATAAAACCACTTGCTCCTGTAACTAAAATCTTGTCCGTTTTATTCATAAATTTATTTTAAAATATCCCAATTTAATACCACATCATTAACAAATTTTTTAGTTAGTATAGATGATGTGTGCCCATACCAACTTCTTTCTAAATATTTTTTTTGTTCGTCTAAATCCATTCCATTCATTTCTCTCCACAATACTTTTGGTAAATCACTATCCATATTGTAATCAAAATTTCTAATTGACCATTCAATTAGACCACCAAACAAATGTAAGGAATTTTCTTCAAAAAACCAAAAATATTTTTTGAAATCTATTTTATCGGCATATGATTTTACATATGCATTTTCAAATTGTAATTCTTTTTGTTCCCAAGTATTACAAATATCTTTATTTTCTATAATACATTCGTATACGGATTTTTCCTTTGGTGTATGATAATATGGTGGTGTTCTTCCTTCACCTAAATATTTTTTACTAAAATTATTATTCATACAAAAAAACTTAATTTTTGTAATTCCTTTATTGTGAAGAAAATCTAAAAGCATGTTCATATATTCAAACCATTCAAAATATCTTTCGTTATATGTCATTACTTTATCTAACCATTCAAATGTAACCGGGTCTATATTAATTGGATTATTTGTAGGATTAAATCCACCTGTTAGGTGAAAATACCCCTGCTGATACGGTGATACTTTATCTTTACCGTTTATCAGATAATCTGTGGTGTGAGCCCAACTTTCATTATACTTTTGATATCTTAATGCAGGATTTACACTATCGTATTTTTCGGGAGTAATAAAAAAAGAATTTCTTGTCAATGTTGTCCATTGTGCAATTACTGATATATCTTCCGGATTAATTCCTTCTTTTAATAAATCCGTAACTTTATAAATTATAGAACGAACAATACTTTTATTATCATGTGTTAGTGCACCATAGTTGTGTAAAACATGAGTCTTTTGTAAATTATATTGTAACCAATTTGCCCATGTCCAATCTTCTATTGGGTCATTTTCCCATCTCCTTTCATCTCCTATATTAATTCTAAAATTATTTGTAAATGAACAACCCGATACTACTATATGTTTCATAACATTTTTTTTATTTTATCTTCTAAATAATTTGCCCAATTCTCATGTCCAATTTTATCAGGATGGTCATTATTTTTTGTATTTGTGTATCCACCAAAAGTATCTTCTAATATTTTATTAAAATAAAAATTAAAAGGTTCTTTACAAGAATCCCAACCAAAAAAATGAATGTGTTTATATCCATTATGTTCAAGATATGTGTATAAAGAATTTATATAATTTTCAGTTGTTGTTATTTGATATTCCTCATGCAATGCTTTAAGAATATATTCATTATAAAAATCCTTATACTCTTTTTTTATTTCTTCATTATCACTTTCTAAATTTTGATTAACATACTGGCCTACACAATTTTTTGATAAACTATCCGCTGTTCCGGTTTGTAATGCATTGAAACAATTGGGTGCAACTAAATATAAATTTCTATTATTATATTGTATTGGAATTTCTTTTCTTATATAATGTGTCCATTGAATTAAAATAATGTCATCTTTTTTTATATGAGTTTTTAAATGTGCAAAAACATTTCTAAAAATATAATCATTAGATTGTCCCGCAGACCCCATATTATAAACATTTAATCCCAACTTTTTACCCAATAATATGGGATATGCTTCTGTTTTATTATTTTGCAACCCAACGCCATCCGTAAAGGAGCAACCAAATGCATACATTTCCATTATAATCTACTCTTATATTCTTTAATAGATTTCATAATACCTTCCTTTAATGATGTTTGTGGAAGAATACTATATTGTTTTTGTTTTTTAGAACCTAAACATCTAATTGGGTCACCATTTGTTTTGGTTTCATCCCATACAATAGTTTTGGTTTCTCCTGTTAATTCTTTATAACATTCTACAATAGTTTCAATTGTTTCTTTAATAGTTACTGCTTCTGCACATCCAAAGTTGATAATATCACTAACTTCCTTTTTAACTACATCAATTGTAGCTTGTGCAACATCATCACCAAATACGAAATCTCTACGAGAAGAACCATTACCCCAACATACCATTTCCTCACCCTCTACATTAAATAATTTCCAAATATTAGAACTAATCACCGTTGCATCTTGTGCAAAGTTATCATTAATACCATATATGTTTGAAGGTCTAATTACTGTCCAATTTTTCCAACCATATTGAACTCTTAAAGAATCCAATGTTAATTCACCCATTCTTTTTGTCCAACCTGGATGCCAATCTAAACGAGATGGAGTTGATGCCCAAGTTTCTTCCTGATTCCAAGTATCTTCTTCATTCATTACTTCTGCCGGCTTATATACACCAACCGATGAAAGATATACAAACCAATCTACCTTTGCATCAAATGATGCTTTAATCATATTAGTATTGAACATCAACATTGGGAATAGGTAATCTGCTGGTTGCGTTGATGAACGAGCCGGTGAACCTTTTACACCCGCGATATGTAATACAATATCAATCTTATCCATAGTGAATAAATCTTCACAATGAGAAAGATAAGTTAAATCCGTTTTAATTAATACCAATCTATCAGGATGCTGTCCTTTTAGAAAGTTTAAATTTTCACTAAATCTAAGGTCAACTGCGTATACTTTTGCAGCACCTTCTTCTAAACATTTTTTAACTGCTGGTAATCCGACCAATCCGTTTGCTCCGGTTACAATAACTTTTTTTCCTGAGAATTCCATAACTTTTCTTTTTCGTAATCTAATTTTATTTTTTGAAATATTTCTTCAAAACATTCGTATTTATCAAATGTATACAAATGATTCTGATTATGTATAAGTATTTCTTTTATAGAATAATACCAATTGTGTATTTCTTCTATTGATTTATTTTTTAATTTTTCAATTTCAATTTCAATTTTTTTAATTCTCTTTTTTCTTTCAATTTCTAAATCATAACTCTCATCAATAAATGGTTCAAATGTTTTGAATCCTAATCTTTTTAATTCTGCCAATGTTCCATAATCACCTAATACAATAAATGGTTGTAAATTAGATAATGGTTTAAATATTTTTTCCGATAAGAATACATTTCTACCAAAAAAAGTTTCGGTAACTAAATTTATATATGTATCCGTATACCATTCTTTCATATTGTTTTTTGCTCCGAAATGTGCTTTTTGTCTTTCTTCCAAATTTTGTGTATCCAATTCATATGGTATCATTGATTCTATCGTATCAATATATTCTTTATTTGGATTATCTATTAAAGATGTAACATTTCTCAATAATTCATCCTTTGATAATTTTTGTATAAAAGAAAATAACCCTTCCGATAGTAAATCATATTTTATTGAAAAATAGGCCATTGCAACTCTATGTGGTTTAGACATTGTTTTATTATTACACAAAAATTTGTAAGGTCTTATCGCATTTTCAGATAAATCTTCTATTCTTGCCAAATCACAAATATATCCTAAATCTCCCTTTTCTGGAAATTTTTTCATCATATCCGCATATCCCTTTATAAATAAATGGCCATTATAAATTTTTACTTTACTATGTGGATGTTTTTGATAATATTCTGTAAATTCGCTACCACCTAACACAATAATATTAGACCCATTTATACCCAATTTGTTCATTTCTAATTCAAACTCCCTTATATTGTAATCATCATATAATGGGTCGTGTATTATGTTTACTAAAATTTTTACTTTTCCCGATTTAAAATATTCAATCATTTCCGTTGGAATAATATCTTTTAGTTTCCAAACATAATTTACATCATTTAAAAAAAATTTATTCTCTGCGGTTAGATAACTTAATGTCGCTTTTATTTCTAAAGGATAAATGTATGTATATTCATCATCTTCTATCTGTGTAATGTTGATAATATTATTTTCAAAATTTCTTGCAAAATAATTTAATAATTCCGAATGGTCAAATGGAATTCCTTTTTGTTCTTGTTCATATTGTAACATTCTATAATAATCTATATTCAAATTATTTCTATGAACATATTGAATAAATTGTCTTATTGCAGGATGAATTCCATTACCAAATGGTTTTCTTTCACCACTCTGTATATACCAATCGGTATAAACTAATTTAAATTTAGAACCATGCATATGTTCCATATTATATTCTATTAACTTTTTTAATACTATCTCTTACATAATAATTATCGTGCAAAAAAATATCAAATAATATATCATTTTTTATATAACCAGTCTTACACATTAAATCAAAAATATAATCAGGGTATTCATAAGATATTTCGTAATCCATTTGTAAATCAAATACATCTTTTATAAATTGTAATACTCCATTTACAATTTTTTCTTTTTCATCAAAAAATAAAACTTCGATATTTTCATTTACAAATTTATTATCAGTAATATCAATATATGTGCCAATTTTATCAGTAAAAACGCTTTCAAAAAATATTATGTTATCTTTAAAATTCGCTTTATAAAATTCACAAAAACCTTTTGTATCTTTTAATGGTAAATTTCCTTTGTATGTTATATATCTACCTTTAAGCTCTACTGCAAATGTGTTTTGAATATTGTATTGTGTTGTTCCCTGAAATCCACTATCAACCATAATTACATTTTTAGAATTACCTATAACATCCTTTACATACTTTCCATACTCACTTCTAACTCTTTTCGCGTTGTTCAAAATATCATTAACATATTTACTTAAATTTGGAATTTCTTTAGATGTATCAATATCAAAATTATCCTCAATATCTATTCCAAATCTATTCTTCAATAAACCATTTAAATTGCCAGAATATCGGTGTAGTTTAAATGTATCGTATATATCTTGTTCCGTTTTTAAAGATGCAATAGTTGATAATTTTCTTGATGTTTTAAAATATTCGTATTTTGGTAAATTATACTTTTCTTTAAACAATTCATATATTTTTATAAAAAAATATCCTTCTCTGGAATTAAATAAAACCAAATCACAACCATCTAATTCTTTTCGCAACCAATCAAAAAAATTAAAAACGATTGGTCCAAAAAAATTATAACCCAAATCTTCAAAAGAGTTTGGGTTTTGTAAATCTCTGTGTTGTAACAATAATTTTATATGTTTATCAATCAATTCCATAAACTTTAAATGCCGGTATTCCCAAACTATTCCACATTTGTATTATTTCTTCCTCATCATCATATGCACAAAATACATCTGATTTTATTAGAGTTTTATATGCTTTCTCTTTATAAACAGGAGCTTTTAAAAAATGTGAACTGCGATTTCTCATAATCAATTGGTCATATTCTACACCATATTTTTCCAACCACTCTTCCGTAACCTTTTCAACCGATTCTGGTCTTCCTGTTAAAACAATAACTTCGAATCCATCTTTCTTATATTTTTTTGCCAAATCAATCATTGGCCAGTTTGGTTTATCTTTTTCTATAAGGTCTATTCTATGTGCAATATCCCAATCTATTTTTCCATCAGGTTTTGTTGCTAATCTAAATCTTTCATTACTAATACAAAGTGTATTATCTATATCAATTATTACTTTCATAAATCTCTAACTCCTTGCTTTTCGTAACTTACAGGTATTTTAATTCCGGTGTTGCAACCATTGCAATTATCACAAAATGTAATATATCCTAAGTCAGTATAACCCAAATCAAACTTTAATAGTTCTTCGTTTGAAATTATTTTTATATCAACATAATCATTATCGTTTAATGGAAATAAGTTTGTTCTAACTGCCGATGTGTTTAGGTGACAATAGTAAAACTTACCATCATTTAATCCTCTAAATGGTGCTGTACATGAATCAAAATGATTTATCAATTGTTCCGTTGTTCTACCACCCTTTATTCTTAAATCTCCGAAATCATACCATTCAATTTCATTTCTAACATAATGATTGATTCCAACTTCTTTATATTTTTCTAATACCTTTGTGACTTTCTTTTTTATATTTTCCAGCTTATCGGTATAATCACTTACACTCAAAATAACATCATTTACTTTTAATAAATTAAGCATGCTATCTTTTGGTAAAATTGTTCCGTTGGTTGTAATTATTAATTTATCAATTTTATGAATGTAGTTTGTAATAACATATCTAACTACATCTTCAATATTTGGATATAAAAATGGCTCTCCACCTACCAAATGAAACACACTAACATAATCCACTTTATTAAAAAATGAATCAATATCGTTCTTTATTGTATCAACTTCTCTATGAATTGGTGTTTCAAAATGTGGCATGAACATATTACAATGAGAACAATTTAATGTGCATTTTTCAGTCACCAATACATCCGTTTGAAATATATGAGTTTTGTTTTTATGTTTGAAAGGCCAAATGGAAGCAATGTGTTTATACCAAGTCCACTTTATATTTTTTTCATCCAATAACTTTTTGTATTTGTTTTTAAATACATCGGTTGTAATAATAATTTGTTGATTTAGATTGAAATCATATTCATCCATATTAACCAACTTTAAATTATTTCTATTTGATTGAATTACTTTTGATTCGTGATATGCCGAACTTATTTCTTTTATGTTATCCAAAGTATCTTTATCTTTTATAGAATGGTCAACTATGTATTTTATTTTCAATACACCTTCTCCCATTAATATATCCATACTACGAATAAATTGGACACATTCCTTACTTGCACCAAATAAAACATATTCGGTTTCTAAATCCCAATCTTTTGTGAATTTATCAAAATTATGTATATCGTTTTGGTATAGCATATTAAAATACTACCCACTTACCACTTCCGTAATGTGGATATTTTGATTTATAAGTGTAATGAATAACATCCGATGGAATTTCTCTTTTTACATTCCAAGTTGCTTCGGTCGGTGTGTATGTTGAAACGCCATTATCTTCCACAACAAATACAATTGGTAAATTAAAGTTTCTAGAATATTTGTGAACTTCATAGAAGATACCACTTTCGAAAGACATGTCACCTATAAATACAAATACTTTTTCATCACTACCCCTTTCTTTAATTCCCATTGCGACGCCTAATGCAATGGATAATGTCCCACCAACTATTGCAGATGAATAAAACTTTTCATCAATATTACAAAGAGTAATAGATTTTCCTTTTAGAATTTCTTCTTCAATCCAAACGGGACAAACTCCCTTTAATAGTGCATGGTAATGAGAACGCCAAGTTGAAAATACCCAATCGGTAGTTTTTATTCTACTGAAAATTTCTATTAGTTGTTCTTCGTTTCCGTTTGAAAGATGGATAGGTCCTCTAATTTTTCCTTCTTCCCAATGTTTTACTATTAGATTTTCAAAATCAATTAATGTTTCTGCAGTTTGTTCAATAGGTCTAACTATTGAATATTGTTCTAAATTTTTTATCATTATCTATCTCTTTTTTGTAATATAGGTTTATCGGTCGGCCATTCCATTTGAAACTCCGGGTCATTCCATTTCACAACATATTGTTCGTTTGCATCAACATAACCATCTTTGTAAAATAAGTTATAGTGAAACATACAATCAGTTAATGCGTAGTGTCCGTTTGCGAATCCTGGTGGAATTAAAA